CTCCTGGGCTGATCAGCGAGTTAAATAACTTAGTTTCCAAGTATAGTATGGTGGGTCAAAAAATAAAAGCATCTTTGGTTGATATGCAATCAGACGGAATTGATGTTAGTTTTTCAGAAGATGCGGAGGTATTGGAAATATCTATCGATCCTGAGAGCGGTTTAACTGATGATTATCTACGTGTTTTTATGAATTTTGGCGCATCTAGGTACTCTCCAGAGCTTTATAATGTAGCGCCTAAGACTAGTAAGATATTTTTCCGCAGTTCTGATTTAAGTCAAGACGCGCCGGCGAAAACTTATGAGACTCCTCTACCAGAAAATATTCCATACGGAGAGAGTGGTATATTCTCTACCAACTTTGAATTACAAAACACATATACAAACATGATAACAAATCTTGTGGAGAGCAGAAACTTTTATGGTGTGGTAGTGGAACAGGTCATAAAAGAACATGCCGAATATATATCTTCGCAGGATTTATTTAAGAAGAGTAATTTTGATAGACTTAATCTTAAAAAAGATACAGTTTGTGATGAAAGCTCTTTTTTCTTTTACCACGATTTAATCAATGACTATTCAATGCTTGCTGAAAGGATTGAGTGCGAGATTGGCGCTAGTCATGTTCCAAGTCCTATGGAGATAGTGAAAATATACTGCATCTTTAAAGCTTACATACGTGTAGTCACCACAAATGAAATGCTAAAGAGCTTTTTCGTTTTTGCTTCATATGGCATGGACTCTTTGATGCCTTTGATGGATTTAGAAGAAGACACATCAGAAGAAAATGAAACGTTTTATTTTCAATACTTAAAAGACCAGATTAGAAAAAGACTAGCTGCCGATCAGATGCTGACGCAAAACGGAAGTTTAGAAAAAAACATAAAAATGGGATATTTTGCTGAAGTGAGAAAGATGCAAGGCGCCCCCACAAGCGTACAAGAAATTAAAACAAACACCGTCCTTTCATATTTAGCTAGACAGTCCGTCGAAAGAAGCCAAAAGGTTTTTAGAAGAAAGTTAGAAGAAGCTGGATTCTCAACAAAAAATATTGATACATCAGATCCAAATGAGCCATTTGGTTTTATGGGTATATTTCAAGAAGAATTCTCTCAAATTATAAAAACAGTTGATGACTTTGCCCCTATGTCAAGCTTGGGTGTAAACAAACAAACGCTTTCGAATATTTTGGCTCATAAGCCAAACTTTTTGACGCCCCCTCAACCACTTGGAGGACTCTTGCCGGATTTGAGCGTGCTAGTTAATGCTGGCAAAGTAACATATTTAGATCCACCACCAGTGGAAGATATTAATTTTGGAAGCGGATATACTCAAATACCAAACGGATATTATTCAAACTATCCAGGCTTAGAGGGTCGCCTTATTAATGGTGGATTCTTTATCGAAAAAGGTTTAGATGTCGTTCATGCATTTAAAAATGAAAACGATGAAGAGAATTATTTAAGTGATATCCTTACAAGAGATTTGGTTATGGATATATTTGATAATATTGCAGTTGCAGGTGCAGCTTTTGACGATCTAGATTATGAACGTTTACAGCAGATTATGAATCCAAATGGCGGCGCCATGACTAATAATGATGTAGGTAGATACTTATTTGGGAACGTTGTGAAACCCGCAGGAGCAAATGCAGGAGATGAGTTTAAATTCAGCAACGCAACTCCATCTTATTCAATCAATGATGATTTTTCAAACTTAAATACTGTACAGATAGTGGATTTGCTATTCATCAATGGTAATATCTCACTTAATAGTAATGAATATAAACTTGGTTATTCAAATATTGAAAATCACTGGCAAGATTTTCTTAATATTATTTTTCGTCTTCTAGGAGCAGGAGTAAACGAAGATGGCGAAATAAAACAGTTTAGTGGTATTTCATATAATTCAAAACTTACAAATGCGAATAGAAATAAAAAATCTCAGGAAGACAGCATTATTAAAAGCGGTGTATCCGCTGGTTATTTTGTTAGAGATGAACTTTTAAGAAATAGTAAAAGATATTTTAAGAAGTTTCAACATTATACAACTTTGAATATTTTGATTCCTATTGATGAGTTAGAGAGTGTTGATGAATTAGAAGCAATAATCAGCCCAATATTAAATTTGGATAATGAACCTGCTTTTGCAAACAATGCACGTTTAGCTAACGATGATCTACCACAAACTGCTATACCAAATATAACTATAGCTGAAGATACACAAGATCAGGTTGATCGCAAGAAGAGTGTTGTTAAGGCTGCTTTGGATAGAAAATACTTTCTACGTGAAGGTAAAAATGGAAAAAGATACTTTAAGCTTCCATTGGTAAAGATAATAGAAGCAAATGAAGAGTTGCCAAAGCACATACCAGCATATGCCCCAGAAGGGGGACTATTCCCAGTAGATTACAATCCTCAAGACGGTACTTCTACTATACAGATTGCTGAAAGTGAAGAGTTTGCGGCTCTGATTGATTCTTTAGATTATAAGGCGATATTGTCTTTTGTTTCGATTATGATAACAGAACTAGTTACAAAAAAGTATCCCACTATCGATCATATCTTTACAAACTCAAAAGTACCGTTGAAGGCTTCTATCAAGTATGCTCTTCGAAGGGCAAATCGTTTCAAAGACGAAACTGCAGATGGAGTGGCTATATCAGACCCTCTATACAAAAAAGACGATAATATTCTAGCTGAGTTCGTTGCACCTAGTCAAGCTTTTAACATCAATGTTATATATGACTTATTAGTTGCTATAATCAGATGTTGTGCTAATTTCCAAGACCCACTGTGGAAGACACCGTGGTTTTTCCCTGGTCCAGCAACTCCTATTGGCGTGACAGCTAAAATATTATCTGGTTTGCCAGACTTCCCCGATGCTGACGCTTCTAAAAAAGCTTCAGATCCTTCATCACCGGAAAATGATGAAAAACTTAAAAAATCAATGGGAGCCGAAACGGATGAAAATGGCAACATAGTCACCAACGACAAATGTAAGCAATATGTTTCTGATGCCGAAAGCAACCAAACAGCAAGTGATTTTGTTTCTCCTGAAGAGTCATAGTGTTAAAAAACATTTTTCAATAACTAATTAAAAACAAGGAGAAGTGTAATGGTTAGTTCTTTTAAATCATCTGCTTTGGGGATCGATGCAGCGCTACCCTTAGAGAGAAGTGATAGTGATTTTTTTTACACTCTCACAAAAAACATTAAAGATAACACAAAGCAAAATGTTAAAATGCTTTTTTTCACCGCTCCCGGTGAAAGAATTATGTTTCCAAATTACGGCGTTGGTCTGAGAAACTTTTTATTTGAGAACTCTCCAGAATTAGACATAAAAAATAGAATCAGAAGTCAAGTTAGAACATATTTAAATAATAAAATTACTATCCTAGAGCTTAACGTTGAGAAAGGAAAAGCTAATAGTATAAATAAAACAGGGCAACCAAATACCTTAACAGTAGAAATGACCTATCAAATAAACGGATATAATATAAGAGATACTGTTATAGCGGTTGAAAACTTGCCCCAATAAAGGATTTAAAAACACATGGCAGATAGCAAAAAACCAAAAATCAATTATACTAGTAGAGATTTTGAGACAATCAAGACAGATTTGGTAAACTATGCCAGAAGATATTATCCAAATACTTTTAGAGATTTTTCTGTTAACTCTTTCGGTTCTTTGATGTTGGATACAGTATCGTATGTTGGTGACATTCTATCATTTTACATGGACTATCAAGTCAATGAAAGCTTTCTATCAACAGCGACAGAATACGACAATATATTAAAATTATCTAGACAGATGGGGATGAAGCCTGATTTATCACCAGCTTCTTTCGGAATGCTGACTTTTTTCATTTTGATTCCAGCTGATGCAACTGGTGCTCCAGATTATAACTACGCCCCTGTACTTAAATCAGCTAGTACTTTTAAAACCAGTGATGGTAGAATATTCAGTTTATTAGAAGATGTAAACTTTAAAGATATTTCTCAAAATGAAGTTGTTGTTGGTCAAGTTAATAATGAAACTTCAGTTCCAACTACTTACGCAATCAAAGCTAGAGGTCAAGCTATTTCTGGCGAGTTGGCTGTGCATGAAGTTGTTTTGGGAGATTATCAAAGATTTAGACAAATTGAGGTCCCTGGCAGAAACATTACAGAGATAATAGCGGTTACCGATTCGGATGGTAATCCATATTTTGAAGTTGATTATCTATCTCAAAATACAGTATATACTTCTATTGTCAACAAAGGTGCTGATAACCAAACAGTTACTAATATTTTGAAACCACTAGCTGTGCCAAGAAGATTTACTGTCATGAAAGAGACAGGAAGAGTTATTTTGCAGTTTGGCTTCGGAACTAATGAGAACAAGGCAGAGATATTAGATCCTGCTAATGTGCTTACAAACGTTCACGGCAAGACATACATCACAGATGATTCTTTTGATCCAAACACTTTAGTAAAAACTGATTCTTTAGGAGTTAGCCCATCTAACACAGTATTGAGAATTGTATATAGAGTCAATTCTTCATTCAATACAAACGCTGGCATTGG